CTACGAGCGTTGCGGGGCTGAAATGCGGACCGGGTACGAGTTCCGTACCGCGAAGCGTAGTCTTTCGCTGCTACTCATGGACTGGGCGAACCGGGGAATCAACCTCTGGACGCTGGATACGGGTACGCAGGTGCTGACCTACGAGCAGGGAACCTACGACCTGCCGGTGGATACTGTAGACCTGCTTGACCATGTGATCCGGACCGGCACGGGGAGCAACCAGCAGGACATCAATATCTCGCGCATTTCGTCCAGTACCTACCTGTCGATCCCCAACAAGAACGCGACAGGGCGTCCGATCCAGATTTGGATTCAGCGCAAGTCTGGCGCGACCAACTCCGCTGGGGTGGTTCAGTACCCGCAGTTCACCGTCTGGCCGAAGCCCGACAACACGACTACGTGGACGCTCGTCTACACGCGCCTGCGGCGGATGCTGGACCCCGGAACCGGCTCCAGCGGACAGGACATCCCATTCAGGTTCATGCCATGTATGGTCGCAGGGCTGGCGTACTACCTCTCGATGAAGGTGCCCGGTGGGATGGAGCGGATGGCCGCGCTCAAGGCTCAGTATGACGAGGCTTGGGATTTGGCGGCTGGTGAGGACCGAGAGAAAGCCCCGGACAGGTTCGTCCCCCGTGAGAGCTTCATAGGCTGATATGGGTACTCGGTTCTCATCCGGCAAACACGCTATCGCAGAGTGCGACCGGTGTGGGTTTCGGTACAAACTGAAGCAGTTGAAGACGCTGGTCATCAAGACCAAGAACATCAATCTCTTGGTCTGCCCGGAGTGCTGGGAGCCGGATCAGCCGCAGTTGTCGCTGGGGCTTTACCCAGTCAGTGACCCGCAGGCGGTGCGTAATCCCCGCCCGGATTTGAGTTATTATGCCCCCGGCAATGACGGTGCTGGCGGCAGCAGAATGTTTGAGTGGGGGTGGAACCCCGTAGGTGGAGCAAGTGGAGTCGATGCTGGGCTGACCCCCAATTCGCTTGCCCCGACTGGCTATGTTGGAACAGTCACCGTAGTGACTACTTAGGAGAATCCCATGAGGAACAATGATGCGATGAAGGCGCTTCGCCGCCATGCTGCCAAGCCTGCAAGCGAGGCTCATGGCAAGAAGGTCAAGGGCTTCCGTGCTGGTGGCAAGACCAACAGCGAAATGAAGCAGTACGGACGCAATATGGCGAAGGTGATGAACCAGCGCAGTCCGGTACGCAAGTCTTCGGGGCCGAGGTAATCTCCATGAAGGACTCAGGCAAGATCAAGAAGAACACCGAATCGACGGGTGAGAACGGTTACCCGGAGAAGGACATCAACAGTGGCGTTACGCACATGAAGATGCGTGGCGCTGGCGCTGCCACCAAGGGTACGAAGTTCGTATCGCAGATCAATCTGACCAAGGCAGGTAAGGTCCGCGCAGGCTGGAGCTAATGAACTACACGCAGCTTAACCAACTGATTCAGGAATACTGTGAGTCTACGGAGCAGTCCTTCGTAGCTAATATTCCTACGTTTGTCCAAGTTGCCGAGAAGCGCATCTACAACTCGGTCCTGATCCCGGCGCTCAAGAAGTATGTCACGGGCAACATGACGGCGGGGTTCCAGTACATGACCCTGCCCTCCGATTGGCTGGCGACGTATTCGATGGCGGTGATCAACCCGGTAACGAACGAGTATGAGTTTCTGTTCAACAAGGATGTGAACTACATCCGTTCAGCGTACCCGACCGTGGCGGATACTGGACAGCCTGACTACTACGCGGTGTGGAACCCCACGACGATAATTCTTGGACCTACGCCCGATCTGAACTACACAACGGAACTGCATTACTTCTACTATCCAGAATCCATCGTTACGGCGGGTACTTCTTGGATTGGGGATAACTTTGAGCAAATCCTGTTGTATGGGTGTTTGCGCGAAGCGTATACCTACCTCAAAGGCGAAGCTGACCTGATGCAGAACTATGAGGCCAAGTATCAGGAAGCCATGCAGCAGTTGGTTCGGTTGGGTGATGGGCTTGAGAGAGGCGATGCGTACCGCTCAGGACAGCCGAGAATTCAGCCGATGAGGGTGCCCCAGTGATGACTGGAGAAATCGGTACCGTCGAGGTCTTCACCACGGATAACCGTGGCCCCACGCCGGAAGAGATTGCCGAACGAGCGATCTACCGCCTGTTGCATATCACGACGAAGGAAGAACTGCACCGGGTGCTGGTCAAGTACTTGGTCGAAGCGCAGGATTCAAAACTTCAGGATGTGAAGACGCGGTTGGTTCAAGAAGGTTTTGCTGACGCGGCAGCGCGTCTCGGAGACTGATATGCCGATTTCCCAAGCGATGGTCACTTCGTTCAAGGTAGAGATTCTGAATGGAATCCATGCTCTAGGAACTACGGTAGTTCGTGCCAGTACGACTCCGGACACGTTCAAGATTGCGCTTTATACGTCCTCGGCCAATCTGGGCGCATCTACGACGGTCTACACGACTGTGGATGAGGTCACGGGTACGAACTACACGGCTGGCGGAATTGTGCTGACCGTCTCTCAGGTACCGACTTCGTCTGGTACGACGGCATGGCTTGATTTCGATGACGCAGTGTTCACTAACGTGTCTCTGACTGCGAATGGGGCGTTGATCTACAACGCTTCGCAGGGGAACAAAGCAGTTGCAGTGCTGGCGTTTGGCAGTGACAAGACGGCTACGGCTGGTAACTTCACGATCCAATTCCCGGCTGCATCCTCGACTACGGCGATCTTGAGGATTGCGTGACCGATGTCGTTGTCGCATTTGAGGGCTGGAATGCCTCTGGCGTAGGCTGGGGCGAGCAGGGTTGGGGGCAGGGTGTTGCCTCTTTACCAACTGGGACAGGAGAAGTTGGAACGCCTACGGTATTTTTGGAAACGCTGGTCCCCGTGACCGGCGTCTCAGCGACAGGGTATGTAGGATCAGTTATCATTTGGGTAGTCATAGACCCTACACAAAATCCGAATTGGACAGGTGTTGGAACAGGACAAAATCCGAATTGGACGCCCATAGCGGCGTAAGGTGACGTAAATGCCGAGTACATTCAGCACAAATTTGGCCCTAGAACTGATCGGTACAGGCGATCAGGCAGGTACTTGGGGGTCCACGACCAACACCAACCTCGGAACGCTTATCGAGCAGGCGATTTCAGGCTATGTCACCCAAGCCGTAGCCACGGGCACGGACACGACGATCACGATTCCAAACGGGTCCACAGGCGTGGCCCGGAACATGTACATCGAGTTGACGGGTACGGGCGGGACCAATACCAATCTGATCGTCCCTGCCAATCGGAAGCTCTACTTCATCTACAACAACACTTCGTCCGGTCAGGTGACCGTCAAGGTTTCAGGCCAGACAGGTATCTCTGTACCCAATGGCAGTAAGGTCATTCTTGTCTGCAACGGTACAGATATTGTCAGTGCTACGTCGTATATAACCGGCATTTCAGGTGTCATAGCAGTCGCCAATGGCGGTACCGGAGTTTCTACTCTTACTGGATACGCCAAAGGAAGTGGGACAAGCGCATTCAGTGCGGTTACCACGATCCCTGTAGCAGACGGCGGCACCGGGCAGACGACGTACACCAACGGCGAAGTGTTGATCGGTAACACCACCGGCAACACGCTGACCAAGACTACGCTGACCGCTGGCAGCGGGGTTTCAATTACCAACGGCGCTGGGAGCATTACGATCTCCGCCGCCGGTGGCCTTCCGACGATGAACGTCGTTTCTGGAACAACGCAATCCGCTGTATCTGGCAATCAGTATGTATTGACGAACGCCGCCGCCACAACGGTCACCTTGCCCGCAAGCCCTGCTGCTGGAGATACGGTATTTGTCACTGTGGCAAATGGGCGATCAGACAATGTGGTCAATCGAAACGGTCAAAACATTCAATCTCTTGCGGAAAACATGACATTGGATGCGCCTTACGCAGCGGCACAATTGCGCTACGCAGACTCAACTAGAGGATGGGTTTTGACATGAGTACATTTTCACAATTTGTCGCTGGCGATTCGTTTCTTGGGGAGTACATTCCGGGGAACGCAACTGTATGGGGTGCAAACCCCATTTTTCAGGGCAAAGAATTTTTGCTTACTGGGACAGTAAAGGCTTACTCATCAGATTA